TCAATACGGTTCTCGCTGCACGCTTACATTGATGGTGACGGTGCAATCAGAAGAAGTGATCACAGTGCCATCGGCATCAGTAACCACGCAGGAATAAACCCCGGCATCACCGGATACAGCGCTGGCTTTCGTAAACGTTGCGCTGGTCTGGCCGCTGACCGTCGAGGTGCCCTTTTTCCAGGCGTAGGTATAAGGTGCCGTACCGCCCTGGACGACCACGCCCATAGTCAGAGCGCTTCCTGCCGCGACCGTTTGGGACGCCGGAAGGTCAGTAGCAAACGACATAACTCCTGGGGCGTCAATATTGGTGGGTTTACCTTTCAGACGCAGCGAGAACGTTGCAGCAACAACACCGTTGGTTTGAGAATCCCAGGTGTGCTGACGTACCTCAGCGCGCATCAGGAATCCATTACCAGACGGGAAAATAACCTTAAATCCATAAACCCCGTCGTTATCGTATGCTGCACGAAGTGCATCCTGCGCCGGGTTGCGGTAGAAGTTACCGGAAAGTGACATTTCAGACGGAGCAGGAAGGCCGTTGATATTTTCCGTTTCATCCGAACACAGCGCTGTCACGTCAATATCGTTTTTCTGACCAGCGGTAAAGCTGGCCTGTTTGATAGTGCAACTCAGATTTAACCAGGTTGCCGTATCCAGCTCTGCCGCGGTGACCGGCACAGAGGTAATCATTACTACCGTTTTTTGAGCACGTTCAAATAGTGCTGACATCGCAGCCTCCATAAATGAAAAAACCGCCAGCGGCGGTCGGATTGGATTGGATTGGATTGGATTGGTTTTTGTCAGGCAATAACCGTTATTTCGAGGGTTGCCCGATGAAGATGGGTTGTCGTGTCGTAGCCAGGAATTTTTGTCACCTCGACAGGTGAAAGCACCTGCAGGCGAGCCAGGGCATCCAGGCGTAACGCCCGGGCTTCGTCATTCGTTTCAGCCCATACATCAACCTGAATGCGCAGTGTCGACTCTGCCTGGCCGCAGAAAACATCCCCGGCAACATCAGTCGGTATCGAGAAAATGATGTAAGGCGCGGGAACATCGGGAAGGCCGTCGCTGCCCAGCGATACTACATACGGATAAACCCGCCCGTCTGCCAGCGGCGACAGCAGGCCATAGAGATCATCTTCTGTCATTTAGCCAGCACCTCATCGATAGCCTGATTCATCCGCTGCATCGCCACCTGCGCAGCCTCTTCCATGCGGGTATCAAAGGCAGGACGAACAAACGGATGTGCTGGCGCCGTAGATGTTCCCAGCTCCACAAAGCGCCAGTAAAACGCATTCCGCTTGTTGCTGGCCTTCATGGTGTTGTCGCTGTTCCCCGTTCGTGGGTTAACGCCACGAATATGCACCCCCGATGAAATTTCACCGCGACGTTGGCTTTTCTGGGTGACAACAACAACGTTTTTCTTCAGTTTGCCGGTTTTCTCCGGAGCGCGATCAATAACCTCCTGGCCGAGCAATTCGGCGCCAGCACGGGTCGAAGCCCGGAGAACTTTATTATTTTCGGCCTTGCTGAGCGTTTGCAGATCGCGGGCGATATCCTGCAGCCCGGAAAAATCCAGATTCACATCAATCATTTTTCGGTCCCCTGTTTGCAAAGAATTTCCAGCCGGGTACCTTTGCTATCTGGCACCGGAGGCCCGGTGACATTCAATGTCACTCCTTTGTAGGGGCCGTTCAGGACAAGAAGCCGCGATGATGCCGAAATACCTTTTCGATATCGAACCCAGACACGAACGGTAGCATCCGCCCTTTCTGCTCCTGCTGTCAGGCTCTCTCGCCCACTGATTCCCTTAACCTCTGCCCAGATAGTGGCGCCGTCAGACCACTCTTCTGTTGGCTGACCACTCGGTGTTCGTGTAGTAATAAAATTACGGATGGTGATCCGATGCCGCATTGGTCCAATTTTCATCATCCCCTCCGGCTAAACACCCATTTGAATTCGCCAGGGATTCAGCAACCAGCGTGCGGGTCCTGGAATATCAGGACTCAGATCATCCCCGCGGTTTTCATACAACCAACCCACGATAAGAAGAACCGCGCTCTGAATGGAGGGCGTGATGATAAGAGGACGATCGCCAGCGCTTTCATTCTCAACAGCACTATCCAGAGCAGCCTGGTCAGCGAAAAAGCGTCGGTTGAGAAACTGCATGGCAGCATCCTCCGCAGCGGCAAGATACCCCTCCACCATCGTTTTATCGATTTCATCATCCAGCCTGAGATGTTCCATGGCTGTTTCAGTGTTGATTACCGTCATAACCATTACCCTTTGGTTTCGGGGGCGCGGTTCATTTTGTTATCAGGGACTTCACCTACTATGGTCACCAGCCCGTTACCTTTGAGCTCGGCAGCACGTAAGCGAGAGACATTAAACGGATCATCAGCTGGCGTCCTGAAAATGTCGCCATCCATAAAACGCCGGACAGGCTGAACCTGAATAGTCCCGGACTCTGTGAGTTCTGGCGCCGCATTTACGCCGTCGGGTACAGACGGTTCAGCCACATTTTTTCTGGCCATCACTATCTCCTCAGAAAGAGAGGGCCGCTAAGCGGCCCTGAATTGTCAGCCGCCAGAAGCGGTTACAGTACCGGTGACAAATGCTTCCGGACGATAAACCGCTAACGCCAGACGCTCTTCCGCACGAATGGTGACCATGTTTTTAATAAAGTCATCTTCGTTCTCAGTGGAGAGCAGCACTTCGATATCCATGCGGTCGAAGATTTGCGCAGCCATGTTGAAGGCACCAGTCAGGAAGTTGTTCTGCGCCATGGCCTGTGTTTCCACAACAGGGAGACCCCAGATACGAGGAACACCACCATTGACCGGCTGCGCGATGATATAGCGACCTTCATTATCTTTGGTCAGCTCGATGCCTGCCCAGTCAATCGGGTTCAGGACAAAACCAGACGCCGGATATTCCGCAAGAACGGCCTGCAGAACAGCCAGGCGAAGACGGTCGATCGGCGTGGCATTGGACAGGGTTAGGGCTGGTGCAAATTCTGTTGCCTGCGGCAGAATACCGAGGATATTCGCACCGGTGCCATCGCCGCTCAGCAGTTGCTGCTCTTCTTTGAAACGAAGACCATACTGAGCGCGGCCATTGATATAGCTGGCCAGACCGGGCGCATCGTCCAGGATCTGACGGGACGCTTTAAAGTAATGCGCAATAGTACGAACCGGCGCACTTTTCAGATCAAACCGAATGTCAGATTTTGGTTTCAGGGCACCTTCCGCCACAGCTGCAGCATTATTGGTAAACCCCGTTTCCTGAACGAATTCAATACCGTTAGATGCGGTAGTGCCGGGGATAAGCAGATTACGGATGGTCAGAGTACGTTCCGGCGGGGCGATAATGCCCTGAACACGATCGGAGACCACCAGGCTGTTGGTTGGGCTCACGCCTGTGCCCGTAGTGGCCGGCACGTTCATAATATCTTTCTGTTCCAGTTTGACGCGGATGCTCTTACGGGCCGAACTGTCCATACCTTTGAACTCTTCACTTTCGACCACCAGCTCACCGAGCGATTTTCGCTGTGCAGGTGCATCGTTCGGGCGGCGTGCGCCTTTTTGCTCCAGCTCTGTGAGACGTTCTTTCAGCTCGTTCATCTGATTAAGGCTTTCGTCCGTTCGTTGTTTCAGTTCCAGCGAAACGGTTTCTCCTGCCTCCATTTTTTTCTTCACGTCTTCGCCAAAGTTTTTGACCTGATCAATCACCATGGTGAGCTGAGCAGAGATTTCGCCAATACTTTGTGGCTGATCATCAGCCGATTTTTTCTGGTACATATAAATCCCTTAGAGAATTTTTGGGAGAGAAAACTGGCTCAGTTGCTGGCGCATCGCCGCAATAGCCGCTTTGGTTTCGCCGTCTTCGCCCCCGGACTCACTCCGGTCAAGCAGATAGGACAGTCCGCGGGAGGCGACCGCAGCGGACTGACTTTTCGAGAAACCTGCCTCTCGCAGGAACTTCTCAAATTCAGGTAAGGAAGGAAGATCACCGTGTGACAATTTCGATTTAATGACGTCGATGCGGGCATCGTCGTTGGCTGGTACGGTAACGATGGAGATTTCAACCAGGTCGAGCTTCGTTAATGTGCGGATCCGGGTTTTCTCATCGTAATTCGATTCCCGTACGTAATAGCCAATGGAAAGGCCCGTAATGGCACGGGTTTTCATACCCCGCCAGGCAGTTTTAGCGTAGGCAGCGTCGTCAAGCCACAAAGCCCCTTCACCAAAAAGCCCATGTTTATCTTCTTTCAGGGTCGAGATATCCCAGTTCCCGATGGGTTCACCGGTGCGATGCTGCCAGAGAACAGGGAACGTCCTCCCCTTCGCCCGCGTTTCCTCGATGCTTTCGAGGAATGCGCCCGGCGCCACGACTTCGTTGTAGCTATCCACCACATCGAAGACAGAACCGTATCCAGAAAAAAGGCCGTCATCGTTGACAGCCTTAATATCGAAGTCGAATGCCTTTACTTTCATGGCTGCGTTTTTCCGGTACATTCCGGCGTCTCCTCTGATTTAATGCCAAGCCATTCCCGCAGTGCGTTTTTGGCTGATTCACTGTCGCCGGACTTGCCAAGCTGATCTATCGGCAGCAGGTTGGATTGAACGGTTAGTTGGTCAGCACCAGGTTTTGGCTGAAGGTTTTCTTTTTGCCGTGCTTCATTGCGGGTCATCAGACCGTTCTGGGTCATCGTTGAGTAAAAAGCTGCACGGGCGGCGCTGTCAGCACGTAAGAGACCTTCGATGGAAAACTCTGCGAAGTACTTATTTCTTTCTCCCGGAGCCAGGAGACTTTTACGAATCGCCTGCTCAATACGGGTCAGCCATGGACGAAGTGAAAACGTTAAAAAGCCAATCAGCATCTGTTCGACGCCACTTCCCCACATCGTCTGCCCCTGGGCGGTATGTCCAATCAACCCCGGCCATACTCTGAACCACCGACAAATCTCTTCGATATTGAAGGCTCTGGACTGCAGCATCTGGGCGTCTTCCGGGTTGAGGTCAACAGGCTGAAACTTCATTCCCGCTTCAAGAACCATCATTTTCCCGGTATTCATGGATCCAGAAAATTGTTCAACCATGCTTTCACGTACTTCATTGCGCTGCTCTTTTTTCAGGATCTGATCCATTGAGAGAACGCCGCTGGGCCGCATACCGTTTTTAAAAACTTTGGCGCTGGCTTCATCTGTTGCCATTGCCAGACCAAGTGTCTGTCGGGCATAACTGACAGGTGACAGCCCCATGACACCATTGGTGCTGAACGCACGGATGTGCATGATGTCCCGTTCATCAATGTTTCGGGATGTACCTGAAGGCCAGTCACGATAGGTATAAATTGGATCTCCGCTCTTGCTTAAATCAACCTTCATCCTTTCTGGCCTGAGAGGCACCAGCGAGGTAATACGCTTTCCGGTTCGATCGATTTCTGCATAAGCATTCCCCCACAAAAGCAGGCTGGCCATGATCATTTCCCAGAACTCCACTGCAGTCATATCAGCATTGGGTTGATTATGGAGGAGCTCATAAAGCGGGTGATCATTTGCATTCTGGCGACCGTCAGCCGTTTTTTCGTAAAAACCAACAGGCAACGTCGCGATGGTTTCGGATAACAGCCTTACACATGACCACACTGCCGATAACTGCAGGGCTTTATCAACCGTAACGGATTTCCCTGCTGCGGACTGGCCACCAGCATAAGCAGCCCAGAATTCACCGTCGGTAAGGGAGATGGGTACGCCGAGCCACCGGCGAACGGCGCTTTTTATCCGGCCTGGCTTCTTCTCTTTATTCATGGTGACTCACACAATGATGGGATTACTGAAAAAGTCGTCGATATCGCCAGAATCATCCTCATAGCCTTCGGAGGCACCGATTGCCATAGCGCCCGCTACAATGCCGTCGATACGCCCGGTACTTTTTTTCTTGGCAAAAATTCGGTTTTCTTTCTGATCAGCCTCCGTCACTGCTGAAGCCGCATTCCAGCGAAGACAAGGGTTCGTCCTGATGATAATGACGCTGTCATCAAGCAACTCTTCAAACAATTCGATGGAATGAGGCATCCACAGCCCGGAATCTTTCGCTTTGTAATACCCTTGCCCATGAGGGATTAAGGGAACAGAAACAGATGCTTCCTCAAGCTCCGGCTCAAGATATTTAATGCGATACTGGTCGAAGGCGATGGCCTTGATATCAAACTTCTCCGTCAGATCGGCAATACGCTGGGCAACAAAGCCGTATTTCACCGCTTTGCCTGGCGTAGTGTGGATGTGACCATCGCGCTCCCAGGCGTCATAAGGCACCCGGTCCGTTTTAGCCCGTTCGAGCAAGGTATCTTTGGGTGTCCAGAACTCCACCAGCAACTTGCGTTGTTTTGGAAAAAACAGCGCCAGGGCAGTCAAGTCACGGGATCCGGACAAGTCCAGGCCACCGTAGCATTCCTCACCCTCCAGCTCATCTGGATCAAAGTTTTCCTCACATCCCATCCAGACATCACTGCTCATCCACGGGTTCGCCGCGTCAACCCACTGACAGAAGTTGAGACGCCTGACAATACTCTCTTTCGAAGGCATCCCCCGGGCCTGAGTCACCTGCTCACGAAGATAGCTTTCTTCAAAGGTGTGACCCAGCGAGGGGTTAGCCTTTTTCCAGCAGGACTCATCCTTGAAAGGATCGTCACCTTCATCCAGTGAACAAATAAAGGCGAAAAAACTGTCATCTTCTATCGAACCGGCAGATACCTTTCTACCGTATTCGTGATAGTCATAGCAGACGCTGGTTTTATCGTGTCCACTGTTGGTGATCATAAAAATAAGTGCCTGCCGGCGACCTTTAGTGCCGGCGCGCATCATTTCAACAACCTGATTGCTTTTATGCTCGTGAACTTCATCAATAAGAGCGCAATGTGGTCGTGGACCCGACTGTCCGTCATCTGAACTAATTGGGCGAAAGAATGAACCAGCCTGAAGAAAAGCCAGGTTCCACTCTTTTCCGGCGCCGCCAGATTTCTGTATGCGTGCGGAAAGAGCCGGAGACTGATCGACCATCGCCACCGCATCACGAAAGAGGACCATTGCCTGGTCTTTTTTCGTAGCAGCAGCATAAACTTCAGCACGAGGTTCTTTATCCGCAGTGAGACAGTAAAGACCTATCCCGGCAGAAAGGGGGGATTTGCCAGATCCTTTTCCTGATTCCACGTAAACCATTCGGAACCGGCGAAAACCTCTGGCATTTTTCCAGCCAAAAATCGAACCGACGATGAAACACTGCCATGGAAGCAGAACAAAAGGCGCACCTTCAAAATCGCCCCCGTTGAGCTTGAGGACTTTCGCAAAATAATCAATGGAGCGCTGTGCTGCCTCAACATCCCAATGGAGCCCTCGTGCATGGCAAGATTCAAGATCCCTGAGATGTCTCTGGCAGGCATTTCGAATGTCAGGACCGGCCAGTTCTTTTCCAGAGGTTACATCCTTTGCATACTGCGTTGCCGGATCAACCGAAGAACTTGTCGAGCGTGTCTTCTTCGGGGGTTTCGCCATTCACTTTCACCTTCGTCCTTGCCGCTGGAGTCAGACCGAATTCAACCAGGTAACTTTTAAAACGACGGTCGGCATCAGCCAGCATTGAAACTGCCGGGTTGGCCTTTATCAGAAAACCACCCTCGGTCTGGACGGTATAAGTTCTGCCCTCTACAGCGATGGTGTCGCGCAGTTGCAGGATATCGGCATAAATATCGCAAAGCCTTTCAAGCGCCAAAGTATCTGCAACGGTGAGAACACCCATACCATCGAGAAGCACAGTCAGCCGACCCCATGCCACCTTACCCCAGTCGGTAAGATGAGCTGGGGGGCCTGGAATTTCTTTAGCTGGCGTGGGTTCTTTATCGTTGAGTTTTCGTTTGCCCGGGTTGCCGGTAACCACTTTGAGGTGGGTCGGTTTCGGGCGTCGTCCTGCCATCGGAACCTCCCGGAAAAAAACTTTCCATTTCGCGGTTGTGCACAAAAAGGACTGGCGGCGGTCATTTGGGTTCGAGGTTCTGAACTTTTGACCCGCCCCTCCCCCTGAGATGAGAACTGATATAATTTGAATGCTAATGATTTTAAATGATAATCACTTTTGAGGTATATTGATAATGGTTATCACTTAAACCAATGAGAAGCCGGGTCCAGTGGCATCCCGTTTTCATCGCAGCCGATCACGGTGCCACGCTTCTCCATCCGCTGCTTCGTTGAGTCGTGGTGCTGCTTACACAGCCCTTGCCAGTTCTTCCGGCTCCAGAAAAGTTTTTGCGCCTTCGCGATTGCCTGGCTGTCACCTGAGCGCAAAGCCTCTTTCAGTTTGTGCGGGATGATGTGGTCAACCACCGTTGCCGCTGTCACCCTGCCTTGCTCCTGGCACATGACGCATAAGGGATGCGCACGAATGAAGATAAGACGCTCACGGTCCCATTTGCTGCCGTAGATGCGGGGCTCTTTGTTCATGCTCTGGTCCTATTGCTTGGATGGGCGTACGATCCTCACCTGACCGAATAGCGTCTGTCGCTTAACCTCGCCGTTCTTGGCAATGAGGCAACCCCGGCTATCAAGCACGGCGGCAATCATTTCGCCTTTATCATCATCAGCCGAGAAGACGTGCATAACCTCATTACCATCAAGAAAAACTGTGATGCGTTCACGTCCCGGAACTATGCGCTCTCCGGGATCATCGTCAAATACAGTCAGGCGCATATTACCTCCATTAAAAAAGCCACCCATCGGTGGCCTTTTTAATAATTAATTAATAGGTTAAATCACGAAGTACGTTTTCTTTCTTCTATTGCTTTAAGATCGGTCGCTCGATTCTCGACGAATCTTATGCTACCCGTCACTGCATCCTCGACATCTAAAGCCCTCGTAAACCTATACCCATCCCTTTCTATTACCCAAACTCTATCATGGTTTTTCCAAAAAATATCAGCATAGAAATGAGCGTTCTCACCTTGAAAAATTTCAAACTTATATTCACCCGCGACTGAGTCTGATACAACGATCGTTTTAACCAGAGTACTTATTGACATAACAACCTCGATTATGGCTTTACTGATATCATAACTAGCACAGCTAAATCGACATTTAAACCAACAAAATCAAAAATATAATTCAGAAAAACCGTGAAAATGAATTAAATCAAGCTGATGCAAGCTACATTATAACAGACACTCTATGAATGCCTGCTGTAATGCCTTAGCTGGCCTGTTCAGCGCCGGTATCAAACAGCGCCAGCGCTTCTGTCGACTCCTGAACCGCTTTGATGGTCCGTGCCACCACTTCGGATTCAGTTGTCACGCGGCTGTACTGCTGGATGAAAAGCTGATATTTGAGCGGGCTATCCTGGACGAACTCAATAGCCTTAGCAGCAGCCGCGGTGTCGTAGTTCAGGGTGGAAAGCAGATTCAGTCGAATCTGTTCTGCTGGTGTGATCTCTGCCATTTGTTACCTCTGTGCGATGTGGGGAGCATTATCGAAGCCACTAACCAAGTGACTTCTGTAATGCCATTAAAAAAGCCACCCGAAAGTGACTTTTGTGATGGAAATAGAGAATTGCGACACGAAGTGTTAATTCGCTTCTGAATTAAGGCCTGAAGTCAAGAAGAATCACAGTTGGTAGGTTCATTGGCTTCGCAGGAAACTGACCGGCGGCCACAGTGTCATTAATTGCCTCAACAGAGCGTTGACACATAAAGTTATCACCTGACACAACTTCCACATGTTGAACCTGCTCACCAGGAGGTTGTGTGACTTTAAGTATACAACCCTGTTCATGGTAATTTATCGAACCGAAATAATTCTGCTGCACAGCTTTTTTTATACTCAGAGTGTATTCATGTACACCGTCAGGAACACTGGGTTCACTTTTATTTGAGCAGCCAACTATCATCAGTCCTGCCAGCGCAACAATATATAATTTTTTCATTTGGCTACCCGTTGTTCAGAAACAATAACATTACCATGACTTCCTGATTTGCGCAGTGTTACTGTTTTGCCGATTACATCAAATCCCACTATTGCAAAGTTGTATTGAGTAATAACTGCGGGCAGTTGGCCCGCACTGCTTTGTTGTGCGCCAGAATGTCGCGCTTGGTCTGCTTATCCAGCACGTCGATATCGTGGTCGGTCAAGTAGATGACCCTCACCCAGTTGCAGGCCGTATCAACGACTACCGGGGCGGGTAAACTTTTCGCGCAGCTCCCGATCAACATCGTCATCAGGCATATGGCTAACAGTCTGCTGTACATCGCTGGCCTCTTTCGTGACTTCTGCCTTACGTTCTGCCGCAGCGAAGGTGGTGGCGGCGTTCTCTTCGGTGCGCTGCTGATCGGCTTTGGCTTCTGCCTTACTGGTCCCGCGTGCATGACCAATGCCGAACGCACCAGCGATAGCACCCAGGATGACAACCACCAGCCCCGCGATAATTTCGAAGCTCATTGCTGCGGCTCCTTCAGTTTGTCGGCCTTATCTTTCAATGCTGGCTGACGCACGTATTGCGATAGCACAGCCAGCACCACCAGCGCAGGGCTAATCAACGCAACGATGTTTGGAGGCAGAATGTTTTTGATATCCGGCGGCAGCATAGCCCAGGCGTGCAGAGCAGCATCCGGGAACGACTGAGCCCATACGCCAACCAGCGCGCCGATAGCTCCCAGCTTTACAGACCATGTTTTCAGCAGCAGGCTGGCATGGTCTACGAACTCCAGCCGGGTATATTTGCGCAGAAGTAACAGTACGAGCACAGCCACCAGCACGAGCAAGGCGAAAATGATCATCTTCACAGGACGCGCTCCTTAACCCAGCCGTAGAGGAAATCCTCGTTGGCTTCGCGGCCCTCGGCCAGTTCAAGGTATCTGGCACCCTGGCTGCAGTTCAGAGCGCGCAACAGAACCTGCTCACCCTCTTTCCCGCGGGCGGAAAGATATCCCTTAAGCGCAGTGATGGTTCGGGGTCCAATCGAGCCATCCGGGATAAGGTCGGGATAAAGCTTCCCGCGCATATTCATTGCCGTCAGCCAGCGCTGAAAGAACTTACTGGCGACAGCTGGCCCCATGTTCACGCCAGTGTCGCAAAGCTCATCTGCCAGTAACGTAGACAAACTCGCCACCTGGTCGAACCGGGGGCCGGTCCAGTAATCGCTCTGCAGGATTTGCTTTGCTGTTTCCCTGGGCAGGTTTCGCATATCACCGGTGTAGCCATGCGCACGGGCGGTGGTTTGGGTGATGCCCCAGCGGGTTGGCCCGCCTTTATCAGAGGGGTGATCGACATAACCACCCTCTTTGCCGAGGATCCCCTCGATAATCTGGTCTGCTGTCATTGTGCTTTCACTCCGGTGATTCGTTCCCAGAAATACGTGAGCGCTACAGACCCCATAGCGCCACTGATACCGGCAGTGGCCAGTATCATGTAAATACTCAGGCCACCTTCAATGCTGATGAGCCCACCAATGACCCCGGTAAACGCCGAAACCACAATCTGCGCAAAAGCATTTATCCAACTCCATTTCGCTTTACCCTGCTTCACATCCATCAGGAATCGGACAAGGCCGCCCCAACCAGCAATGATCAGCAGAGCCAGCCAGGTGATTCCGGCCATGCTCTCTTTGTCTTGCATATGCTTTGCCATAGGTTCACCTCCGGGTTAACGGGGTGCTGTGTGTTTGAAAGGGTCAGGCCCATCGGGCTGATTTAACAACGAGCTTTATCGATGATGATTCCCGTGAGCCTGAAATGAAAAAGGCCGCGCAATAGCGCAGCCTTTGAATGATTTTTTGTTCTGTGTTACCGAGATGTCTCATACATGGCGAATTGAATCCGCTCAGAGAGGGAAACTAATGTTGGCATTTAGCAGGGATGTGAAGAGTTACCTGCTCCCGGTAATGCCAATAAAACAGACTGAATGTGATTGATAGGTAATAGATGACATCTCGACCATCGGGCTATTTATGATGAATGATGTAATCCATAACAAATGTCACTAATATCACACCACCCAACCAAAGAAGGGCTACAACCAGCTCCAGAAGACTCATATCTGAAATACTCTATGCATTGATTTGCTGGCTAATACTAAGCAAGATAGCAACATCTGCGCAACCGATTTCATTAACAATTACTGCAGAATGGTGACGCTTATGTGACCAACATGCCCGAAGGTATAGCAAATTGTGGTGCCGGGTGCCTCCCGGTGGGCATGTCCCAGCCGACATGGCCCGCGCTGCATTTACAGATCACTGTAAGTGACTGGTCGCCCCTCCGCACAGGGGGATTCACCATACCGCTAATCTAATTTGTAAACTTTGTGTTAGTCAATAAGTAACACTCTGTCAAAGGCACCCGAAGATGCCTTTTGCACAGTGTTAATCACTGGATTTAATAAGCGGCCAGAGTAAAGCGATAACCCCAGCCACTAGCACGCCATCAGCAAGGATGGACATCATTTTGCTGGTGAAATCGATGGCAACCACCAGGAACAACAAAACCCCGGCAGCCGCCCAGCGCAGTTTGCCGATCACAGGTACTGGTCCAGCGGAAGCTGCAGCGCCTGGGCGATTTTCTTCAGCTGCTTCTCTTCGTCTTCGCCAATGCCGCCGTTATCAGCAACATCAAGGCATAAGCAAAGAACGTCAACCGCATCATTAGTGCCGGCCACGTCAGCCAGCTGACGCATAGCTTCAGCGTTAGCTGAACGCGGGGATGCTTCATACTGAGCGCGGATATTGCTGCTCATGCTGGCAATCTCACCGGCGAATGCTGAAAATGCTGGTTTGGCCTGAATGGTTTTTTCCAGCGTGGCAATTTCAGAGGCATCGCAGGTGCCATCGGCATACGCAACTGAGTAACAACCCCAAACCGTTGCCTCAACTGCGTCGCGATTTTCCATTTTTTTCACTTCCACGATTGCTTTACGTGCTTTCTTACCGAAACCAAACATAGTGACTTTCCTTTTAGCGGGTGAGCCAGCGCTCAGGAATGATCAGCCCACAGAGATAGTCACACTGACTATTCCCTATGGCTCACCCCTGAAAGGCTCTGTGGTTAATTAGCGCCGAGCGTGGCGCAGAAATAAAAAAGGCCCGCAAATGCGAGCCTACGGTTGTGTGGTGGTGAGCGCCCAACTCTCACTTAAAGCCAATCGACAAATGTTTATCGCTGCTTTATGGGCCGGGATTAACCGATATGTTCTTTCACCACAATCTTGCTTTGTTCCGCTTACTGGTACGGAGCGCTCAACATTAGTTTGCGCAGATCCAAATTGTGGCCCTGCTTTAAAGTCACTTTGCGCGCAGCTGGGACATGTAAGTTACGCATTGTGATCGGGATTCGCTTCAGACGCCGGCCCCGCTGCCGTTCTGGTGCTGGTTGACGGAATCGAACCGCCGACATCCTGCTTACAAGGCAGGCGCTCTACCTGCTGAGCTAAACCAGCAAATTACGCATTTCCATGACCGTCTGATCAAATCGCTCCTTCTCAAGCTCAACACCGATACCATTCCGACCGAGCAAAGCGGCCTGCTTAAGCGTTGAGCCAGAGCCGAAGAAGAAATCCGCGACAACCTCACCAGGTCTGCTGCTTGCTTTGATGATCTGCTGCAGCATATCGGCAGGCTTTTCACAAGGGTGCTTCCCCGGGTAAAACTGAACCGGCTTATGGGTCCAGACATCGGTATATGGCACCGTGACAGAAACGCTGAATGGTCTACGTAGACGCTGATACTCCTGCTGGAGTTCTGCGTATTTCCGGTTAAGTGATTGCCATGTTGCCACCAGCTGGTGGTGAGGCCTCTCCAGCTCATTGCGAGCATGCTTGTCACCGGCAATTTGCTGGAACAATGCCTGGAGCTTCAAATAGTCGGTTTCGCTAGGCAACTGCCACTGGCTAAGACCAAACCAGTGGGAAACCATATTTTTCTTTCCCGTTGCAGCAGCAATTTGAGCAGAGGTTACCCCCAGAGACTCTCTGGCATCACGGAAATATGAAATTAATGGAGTCATGACATGCTGCTTAAGCTCGCTGCATTTGACAGCGAAACCATCATTTTTCGGCCTGTATGGGCCCTGATAATGATCAGCAAAAATGATCCGCTCAGTAGCCGGGAAATATGAACGCAGACTTTCTTTATTGCATCCATTCCAGCGGCCTGATGGTTTGGCCCAGATGATATGGTTGAGCAGGTTAAAACGCTCTCTAACCAGTATTTCAATATCGGAAGCTAAACGGTGCCCGCAGAACAGGTACATACTGCCGGAGGGTTTTAATACCCGCCAGAACTCGGACAAACATCTATCCAGCCAACGTAAGTAATCCTCGTCCCCTTTCCACTGATTATCCCAGCCGTTCGGCTTTACCTTAAAGTAAGGCGGGTCCGTAACGATTAGGTCGATAGAGTTATCAGGTAGCGATGGAAGATATTGCAGGCAGTCAGCATTCACTAACTTAATACTGGATATTTTTACAGTGTTTTTCATAGATCAGTAAGCGTAACTCTGGTAGGCTCACTATGCTTTTGCGCTAAAGCAGTGGGCCATGGTTCGCTTGTGACCTTCTACATGAGCGAATGGCTGGCTGGGTGCTACAACACCCACCAGCCGCCCATTTTCACAGCAGGAAACCTCCATTACTGGAGGTGCTTGTAACACCCAAACTGGTAATCAGATAACCCCGCCATCACAAGCTGCGTCAGTATTAACTGGCAACGTTCGCGCGTCAGGTGCGTATTCTGTGCAATCTCTCCAGCCGTTGCAGGCTTGTCGCTTAAGGCGCTCAAAACCGCTTTGGCTGTTTCTGTTATATCTTGCTGATTTAGCATGTCTTTTACCCTTTCATTTGGCGTGACACACAGATAACTCTGGTCGAATAATTCAGCAAGCTACAAATTACCGCCACTGCGAGAAATGTGATTCGCAGCCATAAAAAAACCCGCTCGGAGGCGGGTTTGATAACGTTGAACATACAATGCCCATCGTTAAGATTAAATTTACACAAAAACGGCAACTTTGCAAGTATCGTGTCGCTATTTCATGCGAAATTTATCAAATTAATCGTTTTTGTAACTCTCCGGAGTTGAGCATCAGTAAAACTCTCCTCCACAAAACATTTGGTCACCAGGCTTTCATAAAAAGGTTTCCAGCTATAACGCCAGGTACGCTCCGGCAAGCCAGGTAACTCTGAAAGGATGCCGCGGTATGTGTTGGAGGATTTTGGCCTGCTAAACCCGCGGCCTTCACAACGCTTACATGTCTTGTAGACAGGCACTCCCTGAAGTTCTGATTCTTTGCGATCAAGTGTCTTCCCCGTCCCGCTGCACTGGCAGCGCTTACTGATTTTCCCGGTGCCATGGCATTTCACACAAAGCACGTGATCGACTTCCTGCACCTGCCGCTTAACCTCGAAATCCGAAGGTGACTGCCTGAGGTCTTTTGCCCATTGCGGTAATCTCATTGTGTAGTGGCTTTTCTCGACCATTTTAACTTTCTTCACGAACCCCTTACCTGCGCATTTCGTACAGTCCGTAGTATCCGCAGCGGATGAAGCGTAGTCGTGATATGCGAACCTGGCGATAATCAGCATGCAAAGAGGAAATTTCTTGCTGGCGGCTTTCCTGACTGAGCGGGGAGCATTCTTCTTTGCATATTCGGCCAACCAGTGAATTGATGCCATGCGGTCATTCTCGCTGATGCCGGCCTTACCCAGGAACATGGATAATCCGATCCCCGCTTCAGCCTGCGTCATCCCCAGCGCAGCCATAACGTCAGTTACGGTGAGTTGTTCGCTGGCAGTTGCTCGCCCGCTATCTGAAATATGCATTCCTTTCGGGGCAAAGAATTTTGGTATTGATTCGATATTCATGCTCAGCACTCCATACACTTATTCTTTAAAAATGACGCCAATGCCAAGCGCACGATCAAGAAAACGGATTAGCAGCTCAAGCTGCGAACCATACTTCTCTTCAAATGCGATGAGGTTGGCATGTAGTTCATCGTGATGCGCTCTGCACAGCGGTATCACGAACAGGTCATGGGCTTTGGTTGCTGTTCCTCCCATACCATGCCCTATTATATGGTGTGGATCGTCAGCTGGTTGCCTACAGCAGGCACATTCCTGTGTTTTTACCCACTGGGTGTATTTAGGGCAAATCCAGCGCCGGCGCTTCGGTCGCAACATAAATGCTTCAGGGCAGTCCGGATCCACGCCCAACCGGAGAATAGGTCTCCCAGCTTCCTGATCACCCGTATCCAGATCCCCTGTTATGGCATGGCTTTCCCTCTTATCCAGACGTCTTTTAAGTATGTCGGCCGCGGGTATTGCTGGGATGATGTCGCTGTCCCTATATACCGAACGGTGCGGCTCTGGAGCTATCCGCAAGGCCTTTTCAGCCATAGCCTCCGTTATCGCATCAGAAATCCCAGACTGAACAGCCCACCAGCACAACTCTGCCAGGGATAATGTCCTTTCCCGGGTGCATCCAAGCGAAAGCAGGACCATATCGATGACCCAGTCGATAACATTACGGCTTGCTATTTCCTTGATCGCCGGATCCGGCTCATCTCGAAGCTTATTATCGCAATGCCAGCATAATAAAACGGAGCCTGGATCTTGCCTTAAGATGACTGTTTCGATGTGGTGATATCCCTCATCATGATTCTGGCATTGTCTGACAGCCAGGCTAAGCCATCGCTCCAGCCCCTCAATACCTCCCGCAGCTGTGATGACACGTGGATCGGTAAAGAAAGGAACAAGGCTGCGATCTACGGATAACGGCTGGCGAGCGTCTGGCACTTTCCCCGTCGGAAAACCGGCCATGTACTCGGGCTGTGGAGTTATTAGAACGCGCCCCTGAGCAAAGAGGCTCATCAGATCCTTTCCCGGTTTAAAGAGTACTACGCCTAGGCGGGGCACAATCTCTGGTGTTAGTAATCCGCGCAAGATCATCCCCTACTGCGTGACAATGCCGAGCAGTCTCAGAAGCTCGGGAAATTTAGATTCAAAAAAATGTGGCTGAGTCTCCCGGGGATTCGCAGGGCTGGTGATATTTTTCCCGTAAAGGCATCCTTTTGCAGTTACAGACCAGAATTTTTTTACTCCGTTTAATCCGCTCCTGCTTTGCCGTTCCTTCTGATCCACGATCCCGGCACGAGCCATTAAGTGATATGCCTGGTTTGCAGTTAGCCGTATCCCATGGGTTTTAAGCAGAGCACTAAGCGAGAGTGTGGGCCGACTGGATCCATCCATGGCGCCGGCTGGAGCATCAATCGCATAAGCAGGCATTAAATCTGGAAGCCCGGCCGCCTGTTGCAATTTCTGGTAAGCACCAAGTTTGGAAGAATTGGAGAGGTTTAATGTTCGGGATGCTGACTCCAGCAAAATGACACCAGCCTGAATACGATCGGAGGTCAGCGCTGTCATAGTATTTTGCACCGCATCAAACGTTCTGATGACTTTCAGATTGAAGGCGGCGCTAATCCACATTGCATAGGCATACACCAATTCCTTGCAGGCGTATGTCCCAGGGTTGATGCCTCCTCTCACAACATCGACAGGGGCAAACGCCATATCTGGCGTTAGCTCAGTAATCAACTGAGCTGCCATCTCGGACCGTAGCCAGCGGTTAGGATTATGACGTTCTTCTCCACCAGCTGCGCGCTGAAAGTCATTTAAACAAAATCGACCTGCCGCATCCCGGCGAACGAAAATACCTTCAATCGCCAAATGAGAGTAGTTTTTGGGCGCGCCATAGCCCATAACGTGGTTAGCCATATTTATCTCCATACACTTTAACGTGACGATCGGGCCTGCACGCCCGGTTCGTTTACACACCTTGAGAGTAATGCCTGATTGCATAGTCTTCAACCTACCACTGAACAAACATCCAGCACTTTATTAAATGCCGTTATGGTGATCTCAACTCTCCCTCCCTTTGCATTCTCACCCCACTCGATCGTCATTCTCTTAACCTGGCTGTCATCCTCCCAGATACCGGCGTATGTAAGTGCGTCGAAAAGCGCCTTATTGTAGTTGTCCAGATCGCGGCGGCGGTAATCAGGCGGATACAGGACAATGACTACCTCCGCTGACGAAGCGGAGGGTTTTGGGACTGCTTTCAGCTGTTCGATAATCGCTGCTCTTACAGCATGTTTGAATTTGCGGCCAGCTTCGCTGACCAGCAATTTACCTTTTGCAGTCCCCTTATTTGGGGACCGCCAGTAGGAGTTCACGCTGGGCGGGAAAGGAAGAATAAATTTCATTCATCCTCCAAAATCAACTTGAGCTCAAAGGGAACCTCCCCTCCGCAATAGCAAAGCTGCCCCAGATCAGACATAAGGCGCCACAGGGTCATTGACGAGTAGCCATTTTCGTCTATCGCCAACGGTACAAACTCGCCGAATATCCCCGGATAACGTATAAGGTTCTCTTCGTGTTGTTTTTCCAAATGACTGAGGGAAACTTCATTAAGTTTCACTTTCACGATGCTGTTGAGGTTAACGGCCAGCTCCTTCCGGGAAACCGAAGGAGTGATGCTGATACCGCGGGATACCCCGCGGGTGATTGTGATGGCCCCTTTTCTCTCCAGTGCCTTCAGGTGGGTTGCTGCCGCATTGGGGGACCGGCACCCCAGCATGCCGGTCAGTTCGTAGGTAGTAGGCGGGAAACCATGCTTACGCTGGTAGTCGATCAGGAGGTTCAGAACCTCCTGCTGCCTGAGAGTTAACTTCATCACGCGGCTCGCTCCTGTTTGTTAATGCACATTTCCGGCAGATTGGCCCTAACCAGCGCCTCAGCGAACGGGGGCGGAACGGCATTTCCGCAGCGCGCAACTTGTTTTTCCTTCGAATACTTCACTCCGCGGTAGTCCCGGTCGATGATGTACCAGTCCGGGAATCCTTGAGCGCGGTAAAGTTCATGTGGCTGCAGCATGCGCATTCCGATGTCAACAATGCGGTAAACGATGCCTTTAATCGTCACCAGTTCGCTGACGCCAAAAGAATTGAGGAACTCTTTAACTTGATCCGCACGCCGCTCGTCGTAATCATTAGCCGCCAACAGCGCGCTAATCTCTCCCACATGCTGACCTCCAGCGGTGATTGTCGGCATCGGTTCATCGGTACGCTGACCATCACGGCAGGTACCACGCAGTTTTACCAGGTGCGATGTCACAAGAGCGTGATGATCAACGGTAGTAACTGAGTGAGCTGGCTCATCAAGCGCAACGCCCGGACCGGTGTAGTTCCCGCCATAGTGTTTCGCCAGGAACGCAGTTGTTACGGCAAACTTATTGCCCCCAGCTGTAACAGTACCCAACGGTTTACCAAGATTGAGAACCCGCGGCGATTGCCCCACCCGTTCGCCATACCCCATCTGAATAAGCGTGGCCATGGCTAACTGAGACTTACCCCCACCACCAGCGGTAATCGTAGCGCTGGGCTCATCTGCCCGGTGGCCGATACTGCAGCCGAACTGGCGCGCGATCACCGGCGCAACTATGCATGCTCGAGATTGCTTAAGGATGGTATGCGCTGGTTTGTTGAGTGGACGTGGTTTCGCCTGGTACTGGCTACCACCATTTCCAGCCATAAACGGTGCCAGAGTAAGTACAGCCAGCGCGTAGCCGTGGGTTTTGGTAATTGTCTGTATCGGCGAATTCAACGCCTGTCCACGGAAACAATCATATTTACCGCGCGTTGTGGTGTGGTTGCATTTCACGATGAATGGGTTATCGCTATCGACCACAAATCTCTGGATACCCCGAGCTATACGCTTCAACGTGTTAACTGCAAGAGGCTTTTTGCGGTCAAATATCGATGGTGTAGGAATGGACCAGTCGATGCATTCAGCAGCTGTCCTCCATGCTGCCAGTTTACCTGTCAGCACCGCGGTCGATTTAGGGTCACCATGCGAAGCCTCAGGCCAGACAATGGGTTTATCGTCGCAGCGCATCAACATAAAGAATCGCTTGCGGATCGTAGGCGCACCATAATCACTGGCACGAAGTTCGCGATATTCGACCTTATACCCGAGGCCAGCAATCAGCCGTTTAGCTTGTTTGCTAGCTGGCGATATGCCTAGAAATTCGCAACATTCGAATAGCGCCGGGTGATCATCAGGTATTCCAGTGGATAGCATTCCAACAAATGCCCGGAATGTTTCACCCGAACGCTCAGGATCAGGACGCATCTCACAAGAAAGCAGCGGGCCCCACGTTTTAAACTCTTCAACATTTTCGAGAGCCATTACACGAGGGCGAACATCCAGTGCCCAGCGAACAGATACCCAAGCCAGCCCACGAATCTCACGTTTTACAGGTTTACTGCCTCGCGCTTTTGAATAGTGGGTACAATCTGGACTGAACCATGCAAAACCGACTGCCTTTCCGCCAGTCGCGGCTAAAGGATCAACGTCAAACACGTTCTCACAATAATGAAGCGTGTCAGGGTGATTCGTCCGGTGCATGGCCACAGCATTTTCGTCATGGTTAATGGCAATATCGACACTACGCCCAATAGCCATCTCAATCCCGGTAGAAGCGCCGCCGCCTCCAGCAAAGTTATCAACGATAATTTCACGCATGGCTAACCCCCTGCATGCTGCTGACCAGCCCGCTGGCAATAGTTATGATTTCAGTACTGGGCGTACGCTCAAGCCACAGCTGATTGATGTGTGCCTTCAGCTTGTTTTGCTGAGACTCGTTCAGATCGTTCACCCCATCGACTCGCTCAAACACCAGGCCCACTTCCAGTGGCCATATCCGGCTTTCGGGTAAGGCCTGTTTGGCAACTGAGAGAGCTTCCCGAACATGAGTGCGGATCAGTCTGCTGTTGAACCAGCTCGCTTTATCCAGGCTGCCGACAATATCGATGAACTCAGTTACCGGGCATGTGTCGACAAACTCTGCATACACCGAGTTCATACGTTCTATGGTTTCTTCACGTGCAATTGTGGATCCGAGATCAACACCGTTAAGCCAGCCCACCAGCGCTTGTTTCGCTGTTTGTTTGATGATCAGCGATTGAGCTGTGGCGATCACTTCTGAGTTAACCGGCGTAAACTCCGGTTTATCCACTGAATCGGCCGCCCAGGTATGACCAAACTTCGACTCGGCAAAGGTGTACTCGGCTTTATCTCCAAAAGCAGCAACCACGCATGCCCAGGATCTTATGCCGCTTTTCGCAAGGATTTCGTTCTGAAAGAGCGGTATTTCAGTTTCGCCTTGCTCTGTCTGGGGCAGCTCCATTACTGAAGCTGTTGCCTGTTTACCCACGGCGTACTGGGCAAGGGTCATACTCGCGCGCCCCTTCGCTTCAAGAGCCACACGATCGATATAGCTAAATCGCTCCCCTCGCCATAACTTATCAAATACAACAATCGCCCCGGCAAAGAAGGCACTGGTCGGCTTCTGCTTATCGTCTGCCGGCTTAAACCATGTAGGCAGATCGAAACCGATGCGACCGCGAATAAAACAGACATGATCCGCATCTTCTGGCCACCATGTCTCACTCGTCGCTGACTTCACTAGAAAGACATAACGACCACCCTTTTCACGCTGAGCGGATGCATAACTCATGATGTGGGTCATGCCTGTGATCGCCTGCTTTTCGTGATACTGAGAACGGCTATACGGCGGATTTCCAAATGCTGCGCCGCCGAATTCTATCAGTCGCCCCGCCCAGTCCTGCGTCAGGGCATTGTCTTCTGCTGAGTACCACGCAGGGCATTTTGCGTTGGTTTCGTCTGCAAAGAGGTCCAGCACCAGCGGGCCATACATAGCGTTAACCCCCCAGAACAACAGATCGGGCGTTCTCCACTGGTCGCCCACCTCCTTGAGATAATGGGCAGGGGCAGCACGTAATGCATCCAGAGCATCACAGTATTGGCTTCTGGTGATTGGGAGTTCGGCCTCATCCACCAGCATTTCCCCTTCGCTGATCGTGTTCAGTCGATGCACAGATCACCTCCGCAGTAATTCCCGGCTAACAGACACTCAGTGTGTGATTTCCCCATGCGTGCTTTCCGGAGGCAGGCATTTTTCTGACGAATGTAATACTCAAGAGTTTTCTGGCTGCAGCTTGAGGTACTGAGCTGGTGCCACACAGTAGCGGCCCGGCGATACAGGCTGCGCTCTTCGAGTTTTTTAGCGGCTTTTTCCTGTTCCAGGTTGCCTCTGGACTTAAAGTCGTCCTGAAGGTCATCGCAGCAGGATGCATCCTTGATAACTCGATAAATAAAACCGCATGAGGTTGCTTTGGTCTCCAGGCGCCCTTCTGAGTACAGGCGATATACGGCACTTTTCACAGAAACAGGTTTGCAGTCAGGAAAGGCGGCAATGATATCGCGCATTTTCTGATCTGGGTTTTTAGCAATGAATTCAAAGGCCATTTGAGTAATGTTCATCCACGAAACCCCTTCGGTATGGTTGTTTGCACTGCGCCAATTTGGTTGATATCCCGCGGCTTACTTCTGTCCCAGCATTCCCGTGGCGGTCGCCCTTTGGCATCCCAGCGGATAGCGCTCTGCAGATAGCCCTCGAATTTTTTAGGCCCAAAAAGTGTCTCGGGGCGCATGTACTGGTATTGCTCGTCGTTGCCATGCCAGTGCTCATGCTTAACGTCGATAACGAGTTTCAGATCTGGAACGGTATGCCCCTCACGCAGACGTGCCCGAATGTTTTCGAGGGAAGTTTTTGACTTCTGAAACCGGGAGCCACTGACCTGATTCAGATGCGTAAGAACTTCGATCGCATGATCGGTAATAACCACTTCAGGATCCGGCTTATCGTCGGGTTCCGCAGGAGCCCGACAAGAAGGTTTTTTAGATGACGGATCTAATGACGGATCTAATGACGGATCGCCTTCAACCATTGAGGGGTCCCCCCGCAATATTTGAGGGGATGCAGACCCATTATTTGAGGCATCAGAATTTGACCCCTCAAATTTTGAACCCTCAATTTCTGAGGCATCAAATTTTGATTGTTCACGCGAGGTTGCGTAGAAGAGTTTTGCTTCAGCTGCTGCACGTTCCAGCATATCGACGTTGAGTTTGTAGACGTTCGAATTATTCTTTCCGCCTATGCGACGCTCCTGCTTCTTCAGCCACCCTTTCGCCTGAAGTTTTTTAATGGCGCTTCGAACAGTGTTCTCGCTCTTTGCCCCGATCTGTCGCTGAATAGTTGTCACAGCAGGCCACGATATTCCTTCATCGTTGCTGAAGTCAGCCAGGCGAGCCATGACCGCTATTTCAGATATGATCAGGCCTTTGAAAGCACAGGCTTCCCATACCAGACCGTGTAATTTACTGCTCATGGCTGCCCTCTACTTCCCTGAATTTTCGTTGAAACTGATCGAGTGGGCTAAAACACTCGTGCGGATAGCCTTCCCTGAGGTAAATGACACGATTGGTCTCACGTTCCCACCGTATGACTCTGACGGGCTTGCCATAGTGGTCTCTGAACTTTCGGTTAACTTCGCGCACAACGCTTTTACCCTCCGGTTAAAGACCCCCACAATTGCCGTTGCCCGGCTGTGGTTACATGAAACCCATTTTCCGCATACCATGCGTTCATACCGAAACAGCGCATCGCCCGTCACCGGACGCATACGTAGTTGCGGTAACCTGAGATTTACGATTAAATTGCTCATGCGGATTATTTCTCCATACACAAAGATTTATTCGCCACGACGCCCGGAGCTGCACACTCGCGGGCGTCACTATTTTCTGGCAGACAATAAACACGAGAAATCAGGTTGAGAAACGTCATCAACGTGACCCGGAACTGGTAGGCAATATCATTCAGGCTTTGCCACTCGCCGTGTGTAACAACTCCATCATCAATATATTCCCGATAGGCGCTAACCAGTTCGCCAAGCTGGCCCACCAACTCTGCCAACTTCAAACCAATCTCCTCGTTCTCGTCTTCATGAGTCGCACCAGAAACATGGATCCCGTTGTCGGTTTCGCGCGAAAAAACATCGGCGATGTAGCTAACGCCTGCGGCTTTCTGCAGGACCATTGCCCAGCCCATGGGGAATATCTGATCTCCACCTGCACGCAACCGGTTAAAAATCGCGTCCTGGGTGGTATCCAGAATCTCAGCAGCTTCGATATAGCCACCAGGTAATGCGGCTATTGTTTTGCGGATTGCCGCCACCAGCCATGCTGGCTGCTTTTCGACTTTCCAGTGTTGTTCATTCATTGTTCAACGCCTCTGTTGGTGTCGAACCTTCCTTCGGATATTCTTGATTTTCCACGACGAAGAACCGAAGGAGGTTCAACATGACTTTGCAATCTGCGTACGTTTCAATTAAAAAATCCCTCATGGCGAGTTACACGAATACCTACCGAGAGGAGGTCGGTTATTGGCTACAAAACCTGATTGCCGCCCGTTCGATTCAGCTCACCAGACTTTATGCGGCCATCCGCCAGTACAAACTTGAAAATCCTGAACTCAACCTGAACAGCCGGGAAGCGATCATTCATTTGCTTCATTCCCACTCTGGGGTTGTGTTTTTATCCCTTGAAAATATTCCCGCTTCTCTTGCTCTGAAACTCCTGGGTCCGTGTTTAGCCAGTCAACCGGTAGTGGCCAGCGACGAGTTTCTGAAATCTGAAGAGTCAATGAATCAATGGATTGACGGAAATCGTGAACTGATTGCTGAATCTCACGAAGCAGGCGAAGGTCTTCCTGAGTTGAGTTGGAATGATCTGCCGAACGAATTATTTCCGGGCTTGAAAGGTAAGTAATCTTTACCTGGATGGTTTCAAGCGGCTTTTTCAGTTCATCCGCCAGCATGCGCAGACGGTTTACGATCTCAAACATGCCATCGGTTTTTACACCGGCTGAATCTGCTACACGATTCAGCCAGATTCTTAACTCCTCTGGAGATAAATCACCTGCACTGATGTAAGGTTGCTTCTTCATCTTTTCCTGCGCTGACTTGATACCCACGGCTTACCCCCTACCTCTGTGGTTTCTGTTACACCCCTGAAGCGCTATCGTTCTGATTAGCAACCTCGCCATAGAGCAACCAATGAGGATCGCAATGCAGGGCTGAAGACAATTCAATGATGTAACGGGGCCTCTTTGTTAAACCCGCCTCGATCGCTTGTAATGACTGCTGGGTCATTCCGACCAATTCAGCCAATTGCGCTTGTGAGAGATTCATCTCTTCACGTTTATTCTTTAATCTTTGAGAAATTGATTCCATAACACCTCCACAGTTTTATCTGTATTTTTGAACAGATACTACTGTTTGTCAATCACAGTTTAAACTGTGACCATGAGGCCATGGGAATGGAGGAGCTATGAGCCTTGCAGAACGCGTAAAACAAAAAAGAATCGAACTTGGTCTTACTCAAGAGCAAGCAGCTGAAAAGGCAGGAATAAGGCAACAATCATGGGCCAGCATTGAGGATGGAAAAACTAAAAAGCCTCGCAACATAGTAGGAATAAGTAAAGCACTTAAGTGCGACCCAACATGGTTGATGAACGGCGGGCCTTTCATGGCTCTGGCCGATGTAAATTCAAGGAAAGTACCTTTGATCAGTTACGTCCAGGCTGGGGCGTTAGCAGAAAAACACCCTATTGATGCATTTGATGGTAGCTTCGAATACATCATGACTGACCTTGATATTTCTGAGTTTACTTTTGCACTAAGGATAGAAGGTGATTCAATGGAGCCTGACTTTAAAGAAGGCGACATTATCATTGTTGATCCAGAGTTAGAGCCCGTTCCGGGCGAGTTTGTTGTTGCTAAAAATGGTGAAAATGAGGCTACTTTTAAAAAGTACCGTCCTACATTTACCGATATTTCAGGCCGCCAGCAATATGAACTGGTCCCCCTTAATGACGACTACCCCACCATTAATAGCTCTGAACGCCCGTTGAAAATTATCGGCGTAATGGTCGAACATAGAATTTACAGGCGAAAAAGGTAAATCCTTCCTCACATGAACCGGCTGGCGCCGGTTTTTTTACGTCTTAAGTTTCATAAAAAACAATAAATTACAGTTTTTTTAGTATAGATTATCACTCAATACAGTTTTGGCTGTTGACGGATTAACAGTTTTATCTGTATTATTAATCCATCAACAGCGAACAGGCAGGACGCCCACGAAGTAGCCGCCCGGGGCATACGAAGACCGGGATGATTCGCAGGTATGAAAAAAGCGCCACAAGGGACGCTTTGCTCTTTAACAATCTGGATATCAACCATAACAAATTACTTCGGTTTTGGCTGAGGCGCAGGAGGCCTAGGGAACGGAGGTGCGTGGTTTGGGATAATAGGGGAGCTCATGTCTAGTCCTTAAAGTCAGGGCATATCCCCGGCAATCCATGCAATAACACGTTTTCTCAAGGATAAGTTAATCTCGCAATTTCTTCCTAAAGAAATACAGGTTCGCTTAAAAGCAGCTTCTTGCAATGACTGCCACGGAATGCTGTCGGCATCTTGAATTTTTATGTATTTTTCTCGCAACTCTTCATCTGTTAGAGAGCTTAGCTCTACGAGCAGTCTTCTATATTGCCTCATCTGCTCTTTAGAAAGACCAGCTGCCTGTCCAAATTGATAGACCAGTTGAATAACAGATAAAAAAGCAACGGATACACCGAATAAAAATAAATTCATGAAAGGTGCAAAAACAGAAAAGCCCAAGACGATTAATAGCATAGTGATTGCTTTGTCAATCCTAGTAAGAACAGTGAAATACAGTTTCTCTAAATGAAATGAGTAGTTCACATCAAAGATCATATCGTCGCGGGTCATTTCACACCTCAGTCTGAATCATCAGGTTTCGGAGGGGGCTCAGGCCTCTTAAACGGAGGCATATGCCGCTCTTCGTAGTAATAGCTCATTATCAAAACTCCATTTGTTGTTGGGGATATCCAGATTACCCGAATCCTTGTTGTTGGGGAATAACCAGGATCCACCTCGCCTGATGTGGGTAAAAGCAGGCACACAACTTGAAAGCGCATTCCATCTTCCATCGGTCGTGGGGATCGGTTTGTAACTGAAGGAGTGCGCTTCCAGTTGTGAACGGCAATATTCGCAACCGCTGTATGGCACATGCAGCGTTAGCCGCCAGAGAGTTACCTTTATCCATGTGCGCCCCACCAGCGCGGCGAAAAGGTGTGACGCCCGGGAAGAGTCAGGGACACAACAGGTGAGAGCATTGGCGGTAACTCCAAAAGCTGACAGTTATCGTCCCGACGAAGAAGCGAGTAAGTCAGCGCTGCTCGTAGAAGAATCGGAACCCAGTGCTCTCTCCGTTGTGACGTGTACAAGCGTACTGCAGCGCCGGTCGACGCAAAGACCCGGAAATCGACTGAGCACCAGCATCTGGTTGCCAATACCAAAACAGAGCGGCGGGAAGTAAGCAGATTAGCGACCTGGTGTCACAACTCCATCACGTAGCCAGCGTGGTAACCCGTAGTACCTGTAACGAAAGCTGTGTGAAGTTTTGGCGGTGCCAGTTTCCCTTTGTTTCTGGTACCGCCCTTTTTACACAAGACACAAGAGCATCACCGGGCGACGGGCTCATAACCCAATCCACCCGGGCGGCCGTCAACCGCAGATGCTCTTGTGTGTTGTGTATGGAGAAAGCTCCGGCGGTGGCAGCCGCCTTTTCTGAGGATAAAACCATGAGTAATGATCGCATGACAGTCGTGCCCGATTTTCTGGGCGAACTTGACGCCGGCGTATTCATGAACAAGATAGCGGCGGCTCTCAATACCACCGCACTCGGCGTTCTGAACAACGGCAACAAAGGCAAGGTAGTTCTCACATTTGATTTTGAGCGTATGGGCAACTCTGTCGAAGAGAAGCGCGTCAAGATCAAACACCGCCTGAATTACAGCACCCCTACCCCACGCGGCAAAGCGTCCGAAGAGGACACCACCGAAACACCAATGTGGGTCAACAAAGGCGGGAAGCTCACGATCCTGCAGGAAGATCAGGGCAACCTGTTTAACCTCGCTGGCGATCCTGATGGAAAGCTACGGGCAGCTAAATAAGCTGCGACCGACCTTCTCTTTAACCGTAAATCTTTAAGGAAAACCTATGTCACAATTAAACGGCAATGCTATCGAGAAAATTCAGGAACTGACTCTTGCCGCGGTCCACACTCAGGAGCTGAAAGTTACCCATTGTCCTACGGTTATGTTGCCATCTGGGTACGGTATTGAAAGCCTTGAGCGCTTTAACCTCAACCGCTTCCGCTTCCGTGGTGCTCTGGAAACAACCAGCATTACCGATTTCGTTCGTTATTCAGTTGGCTATGCCGTTACTGATACCCCAGCCCGTTGTTTCATCGACGCAGAGAGTATGTCAGCCCGTGCTGTGTTTAACATCGGTTCCTTGGACGAACCCGGACATGCAGACAACGTAGCGTCTATCCGCCTCAAAAAAACAGCACCTTTCCGGGCGTTGCTCGCAATCAATGGCGATCGCCTGAGCCAGAAACAAATTGCCGAATGGCTCGAAGACTGGAGCGATTTCTTGCTCGCTTTCGATGCTGAAGGGACAACCATGGATATCTACAAAGCGGCACTGGCTGTTCGTCGTGTGACTATCCAGCAGACTAATCAGGCCGACCACGAAGATAGTGATTTCGCCGGTAAAAAATCTCTGATGCAAAGTGTTGAAGCGAGCAGCAAAGATGTAATGCCGGTCGCATTCGAATTTAAGTGCATCCCTTACGAAGGCCTCGGCGAACGCCGATTTAGTCTTCGTAATAGCCTTCTTAAAAGTGGCGAACCAGTATTTGTGCTGCGGATCGTTCAACTCGAAGCACAGGAAGAAGAAATGGCTAACGAATTCCGCGATTTGTTGGTCGCTCAGTTCAATAACAAGCCGGTAGATACCTTTATCGGTAATTTCAAGGCCTGATGGATCCAGCATGATGGCTCAGTCTTTAATCCCCGCAGCGGCGGGGATAGCCACCAGCTTTGACTAAGTTGGCAGATGGAAACATCACAATAACGCCATAACAAAAAACCCCGCCAAAGGCGAGGTTCTTAAATTGGTGCGGGCATGAGCTACTCATCTCATCGAAGAGTATGGTTCGGATGGCAGAAACTAGTCTCAAATTCAGCTTTGCATCAGGTTTGCAGCCCGCAGCGCACACCCGCAAGTTACTAATACAAAGATTTCAGTGAAAACAGTTGCAGTCATAGCGGTTTCTCCTAATGCGATAAACGGATAGATAGTCACAATATCGGCTACCAACGCTAATGCAGCTACTGAAATAGAGAGCAAATTCACGCCAAACAACCAGAGTTGATTTGGAATGATCCGTGCGCGGATTATACCGCATTCACAAATAAACGCAACTAGCAAGGCGATATTTGGTTTATGGAGAAAAAATGAGATTTATACAAACCATTTCAGGCAAACATTTTAATTATCTCGATATCCAGCAAGACGCGATCGAGATCGAGGATATTGCCACCGCCCTCTCGCATATCTGCCGATTTGCTGGCCACCTGCCAGAGTTCTACAGCGTTGGACAGCACAGCGTTTTATCCAGCCGGCTCGTACCACAGGAGTTCGCACTTGAGGCACTTCTCCACGATGCTGCCGAGGCTTACCTGCAGGATATTCCGGCTCCGCTTAAGCACCTCTTACCTGACTATCGCGCAATGGAGATTCGGGTTGATGCTGCAATACGTCAGAAATTCGGCCTGCCGGCTGAGCAGCACCCGACCGTTAAATATGCCGACCTGGTGATGTTGGCCAGCGAACGTCGCGACTTTGAGATCGACGACGGCACTGTCTGGCCCATGCTCGAAGGCATTATTCCGACGGATCAATTCGTTATTAATCCGGTTCGCCCAGGCCAGGCCTATGGGATGTTCATGAACCGCTTCCACCAGTTGATGGAGCGGCGCTAATGGCACATATGAAAGTTAAAGAACTGGTCGCTGCAGCTTACGCTGCGGCACCCGATCTACCACCGGAAAAAGCAGAGTTAATGCGCAATATCGCTTCACGGCTGGATGTAACGTTCATCGCCCTTACCGAAGCAATGGACCAAAACACAGCACAGGCTGCAGTGTTGGCAGGCCTGAATGGGGTTAATAACCATGGCTAAAGACTCAAAGGTTGTATACGGCGCCAGCGGCAAAACGAACGTTTTAGCGTTTGAACCTGAAAAACTGCACCTGGTTATCGACAAAACGCACCCGCTTTACGATGAGCGCATCCACCTGCCTATCAGCGAGGCAATGGTGCTGAACATCATGGACCAGGGCGTTCTTGAGCCGATTATCGTCTGGAAAGACCCGGAGACAGGGCTGTCTTGTGTGGTTGATGGCCGCCAGCGTGTGCGCCATACACTGGAAGCTAACAAGCGTCTGACGAAAGAAGGCAAAGAACCGTTACTGGTTCCGGCAGTCGCTAAACGTGGCTCCGCCATTCGCATGGCGCAGGCGATGGTAAGTGCTAACGAAATCCGCCAGGCAGATACACCGCTGGGCCGAGCAAAGAAAATGGCTGATGCGTTGGAGCGCGGCCACGACGAGGACGATTTAGCGCTGATGTTTGGCGTGAGTGTCCAGACCGTACGCGCAACTCTGTCACTGCTGGATGCCACCCAAGCTGTTCGCGATGCAGTGGAGTCCGGAACGATCACCGTTACCCAGGCACGTCAGTTGGCATCGCTTAAACCCGAAGAGCAACGGGAGAAGGTCAGGCAGATCGAGACAGCGACCGCCGGCACCACGGGCCATGAAAAAGCCCGGCGACAGCGCCAGGTTCTTGGTGAAGCAAAGCCGCGTATCAAATCACGCAAGGAAATTACAAAAGCACTCGAAGATGCCAGCGGCGAATATGCCGAGGCTCTGCGCTGGGTGCTTGGGGAGGCGGTATGAATATTGATCCTGACAATTACAGCAAATACACCCTCCGTCGGTTCGCCGCCCTGTTCGATGTGATCTGCTGTGTGCTGATTGCCGTAGTAACCGTTGGTATCTGCATGTTTATTGAATGGTGGACAGCATGAACATCTCAACAGTAAACGAGCTCATCGCTTCCCTGGAGAGCGCAGGCGAGCTGTCGATCAGAGAGCAGAAGTTCCTGAAGCTGGCGAAAGCGTTTAAGCAGCTGGCTGCGGAGAATGTGGCGCTGAAGAGTGCCATCACAGACCACAGTCAGTCGGTTCACTTCTGTGAGGTTTGCGGAATGGATGACCCATGCAGAACTGACGATGTTTGTTATGTGCTTAGTGAAACCCCCGCCACAGATCGCATCGTAGCCGGGATTAAGGCTGATGCCATTGATGACGCTGCGGTAGAACTCGACCGTGTCGATACAGTGGCAAGTACCAGAGTAATCGGGTTCAAACTCCGTGAGTTTTCCCAGCAGCTCCGCGAGGGGGCCAAATGAGCATCGTAGACGATTCACATCTGACCGATGAGGTCGTGAATGAAGCCTTCAAGGGCACCAATTTTGGACGCGATGACTTCCGCACCATCCTGGCGGAAACCGTTATGAAGCGCGCCGCCGGTTATCACTCTGGCTGGACGTCAACAACTATCTGCGTGCGCCTTGGTCTGCTGAGCGAGAAGAACCAAAGCGCTACAAAACTCGGTCTGACTTTCGCCTTTCACCACTACTACCGCCAGAGCGTCCGCGATGCGCTGATGCCAAAACAGGAGCGAGCAGCATGAAATTCTCAAAATTCACTGAGTTGGTAGCCCGTATCTGGTCCAACTCAACAACGCAGCGGCGCGACCCGGAGATTACCATTGTCGTCCACTCACCTGGCAGCATCGGTCCGTCGCCATCCGTCGAGGTCGAGGCTATTCATTCTGGCTTTGACTGGGACGCCGGGCAGGTAATGATTTACCCAGCGCAGCCGCTGACCACGCTGACACCTGAGCAGGTGAACGATATCACCGAAAGCGTGCGCAAAGGCCAGTCCTGGCACGCATACCAGACTTACAAGAAGCACAAAGTCCAGCTGGAAAACGCAGCGCTTGAGCATGCAAAACTCGCCGGGCAGCGTGATGAGCTACTGTCGGCGCTTGAGAAGGCGTTTGAAATGCGAGTGTCATGCCACCCTGAGTGGGAAGCTATCGCACGCGCAGCTATAGACCGAGCAAAAGGCGGTGCCGCATGACAACTGATATCACCGAACTGGCGCAGAGCCTGAAAGCGGCGGCAACTGACGTCAAGGAGACTGCCCATATAGCGCGATATGTGAAGGCGACCATTGCCAGGCAAACATTCAAAGAGTTAATGACGCCGGAAAACATCCTCGCGCTGGTAGAGGCGTTGGAGAAGGCGCAGACAAAAGCGATTGAGCAGGGACGTACTGCCTGTGAGTTGTTCGACGAGGTTACTGCTCTGCGCCAGCGCATCGCCGAGCTGGGGCGCGAACAGGAGCAACTTCGCCCGGTAGGTGTAATGAGCGAGAAAGCATTACACCGTCTTGAAAACAGCGAATGTCGCTTTATTGCGTTGTGGCCGCGCCCTGGTATCTTTTTGCCGCGCAAGCGCCCTGAGGATGGCGTGATCGTTTATGCGCGTACAGTTGCCGCCGCTGGCATCAAGGTGGAGGCTGAGTGATGAAAATGGGTGAACACATGGAGCCGGTTGTCGAGCTCCTGGAAGAACTGAACGGCAACAACACTGACGCAAAACTAAAGCTACTCGCCCTGGTTATATCGGAATACATGATAAATGCGGATGTCACTGGCTTTGAAGTCACCGCGGGGAAGATGAAAGTTTCCGTAGATATAAGCGTGGAGGAATAGCCCATGACCAAATCAACCATAACCAGAGAGCAAATCACTTCATGGATGAATGATGCCAATTACACACTTGAGGGGCCATTAAACGCTGATGATGCGGCGGCCGCCAGAGCGATTCTCTCGATGGGCGATGAGTTATTGGCCGCAATGGACAGCGAGCCGGTGGCGTGGACTGATGAAGAAGAATTGCGCGATGCAAATGTTGCTGGAATCGGCTATTTGTTTGGCATTGACCGAGAAGCGAATAAGTTCGCCGATCCACGTCGCCAGATCATGCTCTACCGCCACGCGCAGCCAGCAAAAAGCCTTGAATTGGCAGGCTGGCAATTCAAATCAGTAAACGGTGACTGGCTTGGGCTTATTGACGAGCACGGAAAAAATCAAGCTGTTCGTGAGGGTTGTGAGGTCCGCGAGGTATTCGCTATCGCAGATGGCGTCAATGACCGCGACAAAGTACGCCAGGAGCATGCCAAGTGGTCACAGGCTACCTTCGGCAATGTCGGCCCGGTTGGCCCATTGAAGCACCTCAGCAAAGAAGCACTGGAAGCCGCTGTACAGCCTAGCGACCTGTCTGAATGGGCTGATATGCAGTTCCTGCTATGGGATGCCCAGCGCCGTGCAGGTTTCACTGATGAACAGATTACACAGGCGATGATTGAAAAGCTGGCGGTAAACAAGCAGCGCGAATGGCCGGAGCCGAAAGACGGAGAGCCGCGGTTGCACATCAAAGAGCAGCCAGCGCCGGTAGTTCAATGCCCTTACCCGTGCGGATGGGATACTTTGAACAAACTGGCCATTCAGGATGCAGCATTTGTTGCGCTCGCGTTGGTTGCCGGAGAGCCAGCAACGGAATCAATTCGCAGTGCGGTAATCTCCAATAATGACCGTTTGCTGAAAGTCATTTCCTTTTGCCGGGACGTGATGCCCAACGCGGAACCTGTCGTGACACAGAAGGAGTGCCAGAAATGTAAAGGCACTGGCATCGCTGATAGTGGAGGCGTACAGCCATGGGGAGAGCCAATAAGCATTGAATGTGATTGTGCTACCAGTCAATCGATAGCAGTGATGGATATCGACGAGCTACGTCTTGCTTTTGAGGCAAAAGAGCGCGAATCCGATGAAGGGTTCAATCTGCACAAATATGGTATTGGTTATGCAGATGATGCCACACAGGATCGGTGGGAGCAGTGGTTAGCCTGCCGTGCCGCCATGCTCCAGGCTGGTGCCCTCACCAATGAGGGTACCAAACAGGCTGTGAACTCTCCGGCAATTCCGGATGGTTACGTGATGGTGCCTATGAGGTTAACCGCTGAGAACGGCGCAAAGGGGGCGCTATCAGGTGAGTTTTCAGAAACCAAGTTCGTAAACTGCCCGGAATGCTTTGGTGATGATGAATGTGAAACCTGTGACGGCAGCGGGAGAATTGAAATCACGGTACCTGTCACCTGGACGACTATCAAAGAAATCTGGGCTAAAGGCGTTGAGCATTTCTCAGCCACACCAAGGGAGGTGAAAGGTGAATAAGGCTGAACTGCTTGAGAACATATCAGCGCTCGCTACTGAATGCCACACGCTGGCCTGTGAGCTTGATATTGGTGATGAGCGAACCGAAATGTTCGAAATCTACAGCGTGCTACACAACCTCGGTCGCAGCGGCTACGCCAGTCAGGTGGGGAGGCGAATGAATCCACTGCTCGCATCCTGCGATGACGAAGAAGATGAGGATGATGACTGATGCCAAGTAAACTAAAGCGCCGGCGATGGAGGCGTATGCGGGATGATTTAGCCTGGTATAAGGATGAAGCAAAGGACCTTCATTGCCGCCTTTTGGAATTAGCCGATGAAGTTGCAAACCTTCGCAAACAGATTCTCCCAGGATCTAAGCTGATTATTGCCAAAATGAAGATTTACGAAACAGATAAGGATAATAGAGACCACCAGCTATGCAGAAGATGTAATGACGGACTTCGAGGTGGGTGTTCGTCATGTTCTTTTAACGTTCGATAACCGGGTGCAGCCGGTTTATGGAGAAATAGCCATGGCAAAACTAATGAAAGCGAGTCAATGGGGAAAACGCGAATTTACCAAAGACTCTATTCCAGATAACAGAACCATTAAACGTTGGGTAGAAAATGGCCTTCTCACTGGAAAAATTGTAGACGGCACTGTGTTCGTCTACGAGTCTGAAAAGTGGGGAGTAGACTCAATGGTAAATCATACGGTTCTTCAGCTAATAAATGAAGGTTGACCATGGCCGCCAGACCGAGAAAAAGAGAATATCGTCATCTTCCAGAATACTTGTTATTTGATAAGGATCGTGGCGTTTATAAATTCACACTAATAACGGGGAAGAAGAAAAATCTTGGTAAAGACCGGGCTATGGCGATCGCTATAGCTCGCGAATATAACCTAAGAATGAGGCCATTAAATGCACCATCTGTTGAATTGTTAATCCGAGAATCAGGCGGTGTTACTGGTGAGGCTAAACCATTTGCTGAGCACGTAGATCATATCATGCAGCGAGCAATAGAGAATGAGCGACCGTCGCCAAGTACCCTTGACGACTGGAACAACGACGCTCTTAGGGTAAAAGAGTTTTTTAATATCATACCTGCTTGCGATATTGAGCTGGAGCATGTGAACGCGTACATAAATCGTTTCCACTCAGATTCATCAGCGAACGTACAAAACCGAAAGGTTAGTTTCCTTAAAAAATTGTTCTCGTATGCGGTCGATGAATCATTGATGTTTGATAACCCTGCTTCACGCAAAAAAATGCGAAGAACCGAAGAGAAGAAACGCCAGCGTCTTTCACTCGATAACTTTAAAGCCATTCGGCGGGCCGCCGAACCCTGGTTACGCACAGCGATGGATTTAGCATTGCAGACGACGCACGCGCGCCTTGAAGTGTCACGAATCCGGTATTCAATCAGTGAACCTAAAGACGGAATCTGCGGCTGCGTATGGTTAGCTCAACCTGAAAATGGCATCTATGGGACGCTCTACATACACAGGCAAAAAGTACAAAAGAAAGAGGCATCGCACGTAGCAATACCGATAGGTGATGTATTAAAGCGGATTATAGACGATAGCCGCGATAGTGTGGCCAGTCCTTTTATAGTTCACAGGCTCCCAGAACGGCAGGTGAAACGCAGTAAAGAGGTTTCCCATCCTACGCAAGTTGCGCCTGACTACTTGAGTCGGTCATTTTCTGCGGTACGTGACAAGTTGGGTCTCTGCGACAAAATGCCATTGGATGAAAGACCAACATTTCACGAAATTCGAGCTCTTGCCGCCTATCTTTTCGATAAACAGGGCATCGATCCTCAGGGAAGAATGGCACACAGTGATTCGAAATCTACCAAGATATACACGCAAAACCATATCGATTGGGTAGTTGTCCCACATGGTGAGATTAAGGCCGGTTAA